CAACTGCGCAGCCGTGGTGCTGATACCGCTGATTTTCTTCGCCTGCGACTGCGGGCCGGGAATAACAAACGCATCCGATAAATCATGACTGCGCCAGTCCACCAGCTCCTGTGTCCCGCCGTTCTGCCACCAGAAGTCGATACAGCGGTCGGAGAACACAACCAGGCATTCATCACCTTCAGCCAGCGGGAAGGTCAGCGTAACGCCGCCACCGCGAGGAAAGACCACCGGCAGGTCCACCAGCAGCGGGAAATCCATAGACTCCGTTTTGCCGATATCTTCGTACGGTACCGGCTTGCTCGATTTGCTGCAAAGCGACACAACGCAGGTCACCGTATCCGGGTCAAATGACAGGATTACGCTAGGTAATGCTGTCCTGGCGTTTGCGACAGATTTTTCCCTCACACGCTCCAGTGTTTCCTGAAGTTCAGCAGGTCTGATATTCGCCATCTTTTGCCCCTTAGCCCTGAACGCGCTTACAGTCGAAACTTCCGATAATGCGGGGCTCTTCCATAACCCGCCGAATCAGCTCGACATTAAGCCAGTGTTTTTTGCTTCCATCCGGATGCACGTACTCAAAACCGTACATGTTGCCGTCTCGTGCAGGCATAAGCGTCATTTCCACGACCGCCCCATTATTACCAGACTCGGTAATTTTTTGTGATGTCACAAACTCCCCGTTGATCCTTGCCATTGAGTTTTCAATCATCTCAAACCGAAAGTTTCCGCACTGCATGGTGATAGTCCTTGCGGCGTGGCTTACACCTGTACTCAAAATACCAATCAGCAATATTATTTTTTTCATTCTTGGCTCTGCTTATTCATAAATGAACTTGAGAATACATCCGCCGCGCCACGCGCTTCACAGGCCATGTCCATATACCACTCCTGCCCGCGGGTATCACCGCGATAAATAATAAAGCGCACCAGATAGACGCCATCCGTTGCGATGCTGGCCGGGTTCTGCCGTTGGGCCAGACCGGTCGTCACCTGATTGCCGTTGACGGTATCGACGGTAATCGATCCAGACTGTTTCACCTGCTCGCCTGATAGCTGGGCGCGGTAGATGGAGGTCTGATCCAGTTGAATAAGGCCATTCAGCCGGATGTTTGGGTTGATAAGGCATTTCACATTTACCCCGCCGCCGATCGTCTGCTGCGGCATGCCCACCAGCCCGGTGTCTGAATTCAGGACAACCGCCTTATGCATGGCCATATCAGCGGTGAGCATATCCACCCGGCCGTAAGCAAACTGCCAGCGGGCACCGCACTGATTCGCGACATTATCGAGGTACTGCTGAACGGTACCGTGCAACACGCGTCCGCGCGGGAAGACCGTAGACGGGAATTCCGGTACCGTGCCGCTGACAATGCCGTAGGGCTCAAGCGCACGCATCAGCTCGTTATACACGTCTTTCACGGTGTAACCTTTAGCCAGTGTCGTACTGATAAACGCCTTCGAAAACGCTTCCTGACCATCGCACGCCTGAACCTGCACCCAACTGTCGGTAACGTTATCTTTCCCGGTGACGGTAAAACGGATATCTCCGCTGAAAATTACCCCATAGTTGGCGCCGTTCGTCTGCCCGACCTGAGACGGATCCACCTCGTGAACCTTGCCTACTTCGCTGGCCGGAACAACTGGCGCAATGCCATCGTACCCGGCGATGATTTTCATTTTCGAGAACTCACGGCCCATAATGCGGTTTGCCGTCTCGCTGGCCACGTTATAAACGCGCACGGTCGCCACGCTGGGCCATTTGTTATCGTTCCATTCGATTTCGAACGTCGCTTTAAACTCACTGAGTACCAGGCCTTTACCTTCGTTATCGGTGAGCACTAGCTCGAAATGCCGCATCCAGTTCTTTGACATGGTTATTCCTCTGTCTCTGCGTAAAGATGGCTGTTAATGCCGAGATCAAACTGAGTTGGGTTTTCGCGGGCCGGGTCATCGCAGACCACATACAGCGAAAATCCCAGATTGAGGTAAGTGTATTGCGCCAGCAGATCAGCACCAGTGATAAGCGGGATGCCGCCGATTATCAGCGTACCAGCACTGTCCATCAGATCGAGGAACCAGCAGGCACCCCGCCATAACACACGCATCCAATATTCGGTGCCGTTCAGGGTAGCGCTGAAGCTCTGGCTGTCGGGGCTTAACGGAATTTCGGTCACACTCATTTAACACCTGCCAGTTTGCTGAGTTTATAGATTAATGATTCATTGACAGGAACTGGGTTTTTTACGCCCTTGTCCTGGACTGCCGAGGTATTAACGCCGAGCGCCATATCAGCCTTATCGGCTACTGTTATGCTCTGGGTCTGCGTGATAATGACCTCTCGAAGCGTCAGAACAGCACGCAGGACGTTTTCGCTGGTACGGTCAGTGGTGACCTCCAGACTACGGATCAGCATGTTGGTGTACAGCCGCTTGCCCGTAGTGACGTCGAACGGCTCCCGCGAGCGCTGCAGGTCGAGGATTTGCTGATAAACCTCTCTCGGGCTCAGCTTCACTTTAATGCCAAGGCTGGTGGTATCAAATAAATCCAGCAATGACCCGCCGCCGGCGAAACCCACCTCCATGACGACTTCGGACGGCCGGCGGTAGGCATGGTCTGTCATAACCCCCGTACCTGAGCTGGTGACCTTCTCGACGGGATGCTCGGTAATCTCCAGCACATCACTGTGCTTTTCTGATACCACTACATCCGGCACGATAATCCCGATATTACGGCTATGCTGCTGGAACAACGTAGAAAGAATATCCATCAGTTGCCCCCTGCCAGATCCTGAGTTGCGCGATTGTTTATGGCATTCTGCTTTTCGACTACCAGATTTGCCGCCTCTCGCGGATTATTGACGCCGTGGATATGGATGTTCGTTTCCTGATTCAGCGTTGCCCCAGCTGCCTGATGAGCCAGTGGGCTATTCCAGTTCGAATAGCCCTCCTTGCGGGCCATAGACTGCATAAGCGCACCCATCGTATTTGGATCGGACAGGTTAAGCGCTGCTGTCGGCGATACGCCCATCCACCCGGCTACCTGCCTGGCATACTGCTGCGGGTCGTTATTGTCTCCCGCGGGTGCCCAGGTGCTGACGATATCCATGATGCTCTGCAGGCGGCGGCCGGTCGTCTTCCCTGTGAAGTAGCGCATCAGTTGGTTCTTCATCGCTTCCCAGCCGTGGATAGCTGACTGGAACATTCGGAAGCCCCCACCACCCACGGGACGGATATTGCCTGGATTGTTGTTTCTGTCGGCAACGGTACCACCGCCCGGAATGTCACCCTGAATATTGGGCCCATATACAACGCCGTTACTCTGACCTTGACGGATAATCTTTCCGGGGCCGAGTAACCAGTCCATCCATGCCGGGTGGTCACGAACTTCACTGACATCTTTCCGGCCAAGATCTGTTTTGATACCAATCGCAGCCAGCGCATCACCGATGTTTCGCTTCGCGTAATTCCAGGAAGATTTGGCGTTGTCAGAGATGTTGTCTTTATCGCTGACAATATACCCGGCATACAGAGCCCAGAGCTTCAGCCAAGGCGGTAACGGGAGGCCCATCAGTTTAGAATGAGCACCAATAATTTTCGCCACCCATGCACCAGCCATGAAGGTAGCAATTCCCTCCAGGGCATTTTTCCAGCCTCCGACATCGTCTTTCAGACCCAACAACTTGTCGCGAAGCCATAATATCGCCGCCTTGGCTTTCTCAATGGCAGGTTCCCACTGCTTCCAGTCAATAAGGCTTTTGCCGTGCTCCTTAAACGTCTTGTAATCGTCGTACAGCAGCAGAAGCGCACCAGCGAGCGCCAGCACCCAGGTAATCGGAGAAGCAAGCATGGCGGCGTTCAGCAGTCGCCAGACCACCAGCATACCGCCAAGCGTACCGATGAGTTTCTGAGAGTCTTCATCCAGCCCTTTCCACCAGTCCCGGATATCACCCGCGGTCTGTATCAGCCGATAGACCACCCGGCCGACGGCCTCCCCCATCCAGAGAATGCCTTTCACAACCGCGTTAATGGTGCGCTCTATTTTCGGGAAGTTATCGAGGATCTGGCGGCGAAGGTTATCAATGGCGCCAGCGAGACCACCCGCGAGGTTAGAGCCGATTTTATCCCGCGCCATACCCGCCATTTCGCCGAACGACCGGAGTGACGTCATAAACCGGTTAGATGCCGCCGCAGCCTGATCAGGATTAAACCCGATGGCCTTTTTCATGGCGTTGTACTGGCCCATGTACTCGCCGATGCCGCGACGCATCGCCAGCAGGGTATTTTCATCCATGCCCAGCATCTGCGCGTACTGGTTTGCACGGTAGTACGGCATGCTGCTGAGGCGCTGGCCGACGCCGGTAAAGATCGTCGCCATATCGCGCATGTTGCCGCTGGCGTCGCGTGTCTGCACGCCCAGACGGTTAAGGAAGCCCTCGGCGCCCGGACTGGTACGGATGAACTGAGCCAAACTTTCGAGAGAGCCGCGTGCGGCGTCCACACTGCCGCCCATCTGGCTGACGGCAAAGCCGATCTGCTTGATGCCCT